TATTAAGTTTTTACCTTAACGAGGCAAATATAAACAAAATAATCAAAAATGCTAAAGGAACTTTGCGAGCGCCTAAAGTAATGTAAAGATACACAAAAAATATCAATTTAAAAAAGGTGTGTACACCATTTTTACTATATAATTTAATGATGGTAAATTTATATCGTGAAGTGGACTTATACCCCCAATCCCGAAGCTGAAATACCTGTAATGCTAATAGACAAGCATATTGGTAAAGATGAGAATGGCGAAAATGGAATAATGGGTGATGTTTTTTTGAGGGAACTTTTGGAACTTGAAAAAATGGGTAAAGAAGGAGTTGATGTTTGGGTAAATAGTGCAGGTGGGGCAGTTCTTGATGGTTGGAATATATATAGCGGATTGACAAAATCCAAAATGAATATCACAACCATAAACATAGGGATAGCAGCAAGTACGGCAGGATGGATTTTTGAGGCTGGAAAAAAGCGGGTAATGATGGATTATGCAATAATGATGGTGCATAACCCACATGGCAGCGAAGATGGGATGGATGAAATCACAGAAAGCATATCCATAATGCTGGCAGCTAAAAGCAACCAAACGGTAGAACACATTAGAGGGTTGATGGATGCCACCACATTTATGACTGCTGAAGAAGCTTACGCCAAAGGGATGTGTGATGAGGTGAAATTATCCAAAGAACTTGATGAGATAAAGACCTTTAATAAGTACGAAGGAGTAGTTGAAAAATGGGGCGCAGCTAATTTGATTTTAAATAAGTTATTACCAAAAAACAATAAAATGAGCGAAGTAGCAAAGGTTGTAAATGAGATGGATGATAAGCAAGATGCCACTATCATACCTGCGCAGAAACACAACGATATGGATGATACAGCTAATAAAGATGGTGATTGCCGTAACGATGATGATGAGGCACTTGACAAATCTAATAGCTATGACGATTTAAAGAATCAGTATGATGACCTTATGAAAAAGTATAAGGAAATATCTGATAGCTTTGAAACTTTGAAAAAGGAAAGGGAATCAGCGGCTCGTAGTAAGGCTGATGATGAAATGAAAAATATGCTTGATGCAGCCGTTTCTCTTGGCAAAATAACGCAGGAAAGCGTTGGTTCGTGGAAAAATACTGCAAAGAAAATAGGTGCTGTTGAAACTAAAAAGTTGATTGACGAACTTCCTGTAAATCTTAAAAGCCCAATATCAACTGTTGCGGATGTGAAAAATGTTACACCGAAAGTTCCAATTGACGTTGCTTCATGGCGCAAATCTTTAACTAACAAAAAATAAATAACAATTAAAAGAATAGACTATGTCTTTACAAATTAATGACGTCTCGTATGCTGGTAAATTCGCAAGTCAATATTGGACACCTGCGTTTTACGGAATGGACACTCTGAAAAAGGGAGTTGTCAATGTGATAGATAATATCAAAAAGAAAATAAACATTGGTAATATAGATTTTGCAGGCGGGTTGCAGCCACGTCAGGCTACCCCTACTACTCCACTTGGCACATGGACTGTGGACAAAAAATATCTTGAGCCACAGGATGCCATGCTTTATAGCATTTTCAATCCTCGTGACCTTGAAGCGCATTGGGAAAGTGAGAACCTGAGCGAGCTGCTGCTTGAACGCCAGTTGCCTGCTAGCTTTGAAAGCTATGTTATCTATACGATGATGAGCCGTACATTTGAAAAAATGGAAACTGGCTGGTGGATGTCATCTAAGAATTATCAGGCTATCACCGACCCATTAGACCCACGTTACTATCTCCAGTTTTTCAACGGCTATATATCACAGCTTGTATCTGATGCTACTGTGCAAAATGTTGCAGGTGCGGTTACGCTTACTAATGCAAACGTTGGTGCTGCTCTTGATGCCCTTATAAACATTATCACGTTGAATAAAAAGGCACTTATAACAAGCACCAATAAGTATAACAGGATGAAGTTTGTGATGTCTCCTTTGACTGAACTTCTTTATAACCAATATTTGACTACTGGTACTGTTTATAAGGGTACAGATTATTCTACAAAAGGCACTCCATCATGGAAGGGTTATGAAGTGGTATCTCTTGCTGGTTTCCCTGATAACACAATTATCTTTGCTGAGGCTCTGCCAAGTTTTGATGGTGCGTTTCACATTGGTCTGAACAGCGCAAGTGATGAGAACACGCTTCAAATGGCTCGTACAAGGACTATGGATGAAACATTCTTTGTAAAGGCTCTGATGAAAATGGATGTTCAGTATAAGTATGGTAATGAAATTGCAATGTACACAACTTTAACAGCAGCAAACTTTATAGTATAATATGAAACAACTAATAACTTTAGTGGCTTTTATAGCCCTCGGATTTAGCGCAAATGCGCAGTTTAGGACAACCCGGCAGGCATACTTTGGTGTGCAGGATGCAAGTGTTAACGGGTATAAAACAATAACCGTTAGCGACACAGCAGGTGCTACTGTTGATACAATCAGGATTCGCCCTGCGGCGTCTATTACAGACCTGAATTATGTAACAACAGATAGTGCAGCTATAAATCTGTATTCTCTTGCAAGTTGTTATAAAGGTGATGAAATTCACTTTTGGGTTACAAATGGCGGCTTTACAAATGCTCTTTATCTTACAGGTAGTTTTGTTTTCTCAACAGGTACAGGCAGAATTGCTCTAACTGCAAACAAATCTTCAATGATTGCATTTAGGTTTGATGGAGTGAAATTTGTAGAAATTGACCGTGTTTTAAATTATTAAAATGAATGTTTATAGTGATGATTTAAAAGGTACACTTGTTTCTAATCCCAAATTAGAGCAAGTGTACTTTTTGGAAGACGGCACACATATTTTTACTGCTCACAAATGTGAAAAAACAGATAAACTATATGCGAGATTAGAAGCACAGATTATTCCTAGTGGTAATTTAGTGATAGTTAACAGCGTGTTTGTCGGCATCAAAGGATTTGAGGTGGTAAAGACTATCAGCCGAGATGAGATTTTAAACGGCAATATTGTGGAGGAACAGCCACAAGAACAGCCACAAGAGCAATCAAAGAAAATCAAAAGAAAATAATTCATGGCACGTTCATCAGTTCAAATAATTTTAGGGCAAGGACAAACAGGGCAACAGCCAGCAGGAACAGACTTCATTAGTGGTCTGCAACTTTATGGTACTGCACCTGGTTCTTTTGCTACTACTGCTTGTCAGGCTGTTTATTCAGTTGCCGATGCAGAAGCTAAGGGTATTACAAATAACTATTCTGATGAAACTCAGGCAATAGGGATAGTAACAATAGGTGGTATTCCTGCGGCAGGTGATACACTAGCAATAACAGTTACTGAGCCTAAGCCAAATGGTCTAACAACTATTGTAAGTTTAGGAACAGGCACAGCCCCTGCTACGCCAACGGTAACTACTTATGCAGCAGCGGTTGTATTAGCTATAAATGCAGGCACATATTCTCATGGTTATAGTGCGATTAATGTGGCAGGCGCGATATTTATAACTGCTAGAAAAGGCACAGGTGTAAGTCTTAATACAGGCAGCCCAATAGCAATTGTAGGTGTAACGACAGCTACGGCTACATATGGTATTACTCAGCAGTTTGGAACAGGTAGCGGAGGTGCAGTAGCAGGTGTTTATTCTAAAAAGGCTATATGGCGTTATCATATCTCTGAATATTTCCGTCAGCAGCCTAATGGTAAGCTGTGGGTTCAGTTTACATCTACACCATCAAGTACCTTTGCTGAGGTAACTACTTTGCAGAATGTAGCAAATGGGGAATGTAAGCAGATAGCAGTCTATGACCCAACAGTTACGAGTGCAAGTGCATTTACATCTAACATGACAAAGCTGAATACACAGGCTATTGGATTGTTTGGAGTGTATGTACCATGTGTGATTGTATATGCGCCAAATGTCGCAGCAATAACCGATTTAAGCACATTGGCTAATCAGCAAGCATATAGCAACAACTATGTATCACCTATTATTGTTCAGGATGGCAATGCTGTAGGTGCTGGATTGTATGTAACTTCGGGTATATCAATAAGTGCGGTAGGTTGTGTGTTGGGGACAATAAGTACAGCGGCAGTATCTCAAAATATCGGTGAAATAGGCGCATTTAATCTTACAGATGGAACTGAACTAGCTGTGCCTGCTTTCTCTAATGGTACGCTAGTGAGCGCATTATCTTCTAACCTGCTTGACCAATTGGATGCTTACCGATACATATTTGCTACTACAATAGCTAATTATACGGGTACTTACTTTAATAATGACTGGTCTGCCATTGTTCAGACAAGTGATTATCTTCGTATCAGCAGGAACAGGACAATTAATAAAGCTGCAAGAGGTTTGTATCAAGGCGTTATACCTTTGCTTAAATCACGTTTGCTTGTAAATGAAGATGGGACATTGACAGAACTTACTATCCAGCAGTTCAAAGGGGCGGCTTTACCGTACATGAACCAAATGGTAGCTAATGGAGATATAAGTGCTGTTGACATTATCATCAATCCCAATCAGAATGTGGTAAGTACAAATACAATAACAATAGGGGTTAAGATAGTTCCTGTTGGCATTGCAGATTTCATAAATATACAATTAGGTTTCGCAGTTAAAATTTAATAAATGAACACATCATTTTCAGCAATAGCAAATGTAGGCGGCGTTAGTTACAGTAGTGCTAATGTCAATGTCCTGCTTTCATCAGTACCTTTGATTTTTGTGCGTTCAATTTCTTACGACAAGAAAAGGGATGTAAAAAACAATTATGCTCTCGGAGCTGAGCCTGTAAGTATTGGCTATGGTATGGTAACTTATACTGATGGCACTTTGGAGATAGCTATGGATGATTGGAAACGTATCATACAAGGCGCACCAAAAGGAGACCCTACTTTGATACCACCATTTGTTATCCAGGTTACATGGGCGCCTGATGCTACCAATATTAAGACTACTACTGATACTTTGCTTAATTGCCGTTTTTTACAGGATGGGCAGGATGTAAAGCAGGGTGATACTATTCACTACAAATCTTATTCCTTTGCTTATGCAGGGATGAATCGTATTTAACAATTAAAAACAACACACATGACACCACAAGAACAAGCAGTAAGTATAGGTGAGAGCCTAAAGTGTAAAGTACATCCGATTGTATTTAAGGTACAGAGTGGGGGTGTAGAGGAAGAAGTTGCGGGTTATATTCGTAATCCTGATTTGGCTACAAAATTAAGGTTGGTTGACCTTATCAACAATGGTTCTGCCATTGTAGGTAGTTCAAATGCTTTAGAAAGTTTGCTGATTAGGGATTATAGTGATAAGCGTATTGTTGACAAGCATATAGAAGAAAATGAAAAGTTTTGGATAGGTGCATGTTATGCTATGTTGGGAATGATTGAGGTTGCCTACCCTGACCTTAAAAAAAAATAGAAGACTACAAGATTGACGATGAAACCGAGGGCTGGGCTGTATGGCTCGCCCTCTTGTCGTATTATAACGGTTTCCACGACAATATTGATGATTGGGATGATGACAGGTTGATTAAGGCTGTTGAGAGGTTAAAATGCAGTATGCGAGTTTTAGGTTTAATGAAAAAATGATATGGCTGATATAGGAGTACGGTATGTCCTTACCTTACAGGATTTAGCGAGTAATCAGTTTAGAATTGCCGAGCAAAATGCGCAGCGATTAGAGGGTAGTATATCGAGCCTGAATAATACTTTAAGAAGTACGGCTTCTGCATTTGGTATTGGTCTTGGGCTACATTCTTTAGTTGAATTTGGCAAGAGTGTTATTGAAACTACTGCCCAATTAGAAGGGTATCAAAATCTAATTAAATTTAGTAGTAGAGATATTACAGAAGCCACTAAAAATCAAGAAGAATTAAACAAAGTTGTATCTAATTATAAATTACCATTAATTGAAGTTACAGACCAATATAGTAGATTTTTAGCTGCTGTTAAAGGTACAAGTATAGAAGGGGAGCAAGCTAGGAAAACATTTGACGATATGGCATTAACGCTTGGCGTAATGCACTTACCTGCTGAGAGGGCAGGTCGGGCTTTATATGCTGTGCAAGAAATGTTTTCGGAAGGTCGTGTTCAAACAAGACATTTTGTAAGACAATTGGCTGCGGCACTTCCAGGTTCTTTGGAAGTAGCTGCTGAAACATTAGGCGTTAGCATCCCTGAATTTATGCACAAACTTGCTGCCAAAGCGGGTAGTGGGAATGAAATCTATGCAGCAGATTTTTTGCCTAAGTTTTTTGAGAATTTCAGAAAGCAAATGGAAGGTAATTTGCCTGTTGCTTTACAATCTTTTACTTCGCAAATAACCGATTTATCAAATGCTTGGTTAAAAGCTAAAGAATCAATAGGGGAAGAATTTAAGCCTGAATTTACCGAATTGATAAATAAACTTAAAGAAGGTGCTAAATGGGTAAAAGAAAATAAGGAAGCAATTAAGGAATGGGCGGAAAAATTAACTTCATTAATTAAGATATGGGTTGAATATAAAGCAGTGATGCTGTTGATAAATACTGCTCAGATTGCTTATTCTGCATTTATGAATGGGTTTTCAGGCATGGAAGCTACAGCCATTTCTTCTACTGAATTACGTACAACAGCTATAGTACAACAAACAATTGCTGTAAATGCCCTTACTTCTGCTTTAGAAAGGCAGATGGCTATACAGGCAGGTGGGAGTGGACTAGTAGGGTACGGTGGCATGGCTCTGGCGGGAGCAGGGGCGGTAGGAGCGGAAACGGCTGCGGTAAGCAAAATGGGGATGGGCGCCATGCTCATTAGGGGCGCGATACCTGTTGCTATTACCTATTTCGCGGCAGAAGCATTAAGCCAGTTCCTACCTGTAACGCAGGGTGGGCATCAAATGAACTGGAAAGACTATCTGGGTTTTTCTGACTACGCGCACTCCCCTGAAAACATTTGGAATGGCAGATGGCAACCAGGTATGGATACGTATGGTGAAATGAAGGATATACTTATAAAGATATACGGCGACATCGACAACATAAAGTATAATAAAGAAGGCTATCCCATTTTCCCTGGCGCAAGTGGGAAAGCTGGTCTTGACCTGCAAATACTGCAATGGCAGGAGAGTATGAACCTATTGCCAAACCTAATCCCTGGGAACTTGGGCAGACCAGGTGCGGGGGCTTTCAATCACGACTGGTATGACAAAGTTGTCAGCGGACAGGGGGAGCACATAAAGAAGAAAGCCGCACATAAAATTGTACCTGAAAACGATAAAATAACAGGTCAGCAAGTAATTACCTATAACATCACGATTAAGGAGATGGGCAATATCGGTAAGGTGGAAGTGAATAATAAAAAGGATTTTGATTACAAGGAATTTAAAGACCACATGAGTGAAGTGTTACTTGATGTAGTAAATGATAGCCAATTAAGAGCAGGAGATTAATTAACTTTGTATTATGGAAGATAAACCAATATTTATAGCACCAATTAATACTGTATCAGCAGCAGGGGCGATAGCAGATAATGTATTGGGTAACATATACTCAGTTGCATTTAATAAATTGGGTAATGAAGCTGATATTAGTGGTAACATAGGGATTGTAGGTGATGAGTTTGTAACAAGAATTGGCACACAGGCGTTCAATAAAATAACGCTTGGCAATATTAATCCTGCCATATCTGAAACTGTAATGTATTATTATTATGATGAAAAGAATCAATATACAGATGCTCAAGGTAATTTAAGGTCTTATCCTACAGTAATATTGGATAGTGCATTAATAAATGTAACATTCAATAATCAGGTCATAAAGACACAGATACAAGGTTTACCATATACTATTAAAGAGTACATTTCGGGTAGCGATTTGGATATTTCTATTACGGGTAAATTTAGCACTAATGACCCATATTTATCTGTTTCTGATTTTTATACCGCATTGGCAATATTGTTAAATGCAGCGACATCAATTCCTGTAACCAATACTTATCTGAATAAATTAGGTGTTTACAATATTGTTATTATGCCCAGTTGTTCATTGCCGCAAAATATTGGGGAATATACGCAGCAGACATATACCATTAATGCAGTTTCTGATGTACCTGTAACCACAATTTTGCCATAATGTATGTAGTATTATCCAAAATAGATGTTGAGCAAGTAACACCGTTCAAAACTCCTACTAAGACAATTAATAGGAACAGGAAGTTTACTTTGCGTATAATGGTGAATTATGAGATAAATAGTTCATGGTCTGATTTGACACAAACCATGAAAATTACTTTACCCAAAAACATCACTTTTAAGGATGACGAAATCAATACCATTCAGCTTGCGAACACATACCAGGCAGGAAGCAATTTAGGGGGGTTTAATGACAAGATAACGCCATTATTTATGCGTGGTGATATAATTACCTTCAACGCAGGTTATCGGGCTATAATGGCAGATGGTAGCGAGAAAACATACATGACAGGTGAAGATGGCATCCCTAATATGTTCAAAGGTTTTATTTCATTGGTTAGTCCTAAATTACCATTTACTATTGAATGTGAGGATTATATGTGGTTGTGCAAGCAAATTCCTACGCCTGCTCAAGATTGGGGTAAGCGTACATTGCAATATGTGATAAATAAGATTATAGATAATAGCAAGTCATTGCCATTGATTCAAAAATATAGCGAACATGGTATAGATATTAAAGTATCTGATTTTAGTAAGACTGATTTGTTTTTTAATGTAGGACACATAATGACTGCTAAGGGTACGTTGGCTCAATTTCTTGCAAGGTTAAAAAACCAATACAAGGTTGATAGTTATTTTAGGGGGCATGAATTAAGGGTTGGATTAGTGCATTATATTCCTGAAGATAGCACTACTAGCACGTTTACTTTTCAAAAAAATATTATTGCTGATAAATTAAGTTGGCAAAGGCGTGATGATACCCAATTGTCAGCCATTATTAAAAGCCATTATGCTATTGAGGATGAGGATGGAGCGGAAACTGCTGATGGCATTAAGAAGCAAAAAATGGCAAGTTCTGAAATAATTATATACAATAATCCCGCTGTTAATTCTTCTGACCCTAGTGCAACTAAATGGGAGAAATTGGTAAAAGGTGTGAATAAGGACTATGATACCAAAGGCTTCAATGAGTTGGGAGAGCGTTTTACATTCAATTATTATAGTGCTGATTTAGTATCTGCTGAACGGCTATTTGAGGTAGGGTCTAAGCAAATACAGAAATATTATTACGATGGATTTAAGGGCAGTTTTACAACTTTTGGTATTCCTTTAGTTCGGCATGGCGATACTGTTAAATTTGTAGATGCTATTATACAAGAACGTCAGGGTAGTTATAAAGTAAAGGCGGTAAGATACTATGGCGGGGCAGAAACAGGATTAAGGCAAGATATTACATTAGACTATAAATTTACTTCATAATGAGTGTAAATCAGGATATACAATTTGCTATACAAAGATTGGCAGGGACTTATGATTTAACCCATAAGATTGATGTTTATGTAGCGGAGGTTTCATCTGAAATAGATATTGCCACAAGGACTGTGGAAGTAAAGACTATTTCTTTTGATACAGAAATTGCCATTCCTTCAGTTAAAGTGATGGCATCTGTTGACAATGGTATTATTCCTGCGCCTACTTTGGGTAGTATGGTTTTGGTTGGCTACAATCTTATGGTTGACCCGTTTATTATTCTTTGCAGTTCTATTGATTATTGGTTGGTGTACATAGGCGATATAAGCTATAAGATAAGCGCAGATGGGATAGAATTAAATGGCGATGGGTATGGTGGTCTTATGCAGATTGCACCTTCTATTACGGCATGGAACAACCTGCAAAACGATGTAAATAATTTAAAAACTTTGTTTAATACATTATCCACTACTCCTGTTAATACATCTGCTGTTGGTAGTCCTGATGCTTTTCATGCATTATTTATAACGACAATGGCATCGTATGTATCTAATTCTATTCCCGTTACCTCGCAATCAGATATTGAAAATACCAAAGTAAAGCATGGTGGATAAAATAAGTGTTACCATATTTTGATAAATACAAAATATTTAGTATAAACTTGCATAATGGCTCAAAGAACAGACATAATATTAAATTCAGCAGGGGATTTGCCCCTTGAGAATTTGGTGTGGTTAGTTGCGCCATCTGATAACCAGCATATCGCTGATTGCATTTATTCATTTGCAGGTTGGTGGAAACAATTCCCAACATACGGTGTTGGTGTTCAAAAGTTCCTTAAATCATCAGGTAATGCTATTTTATTATTGAAAAAAACAATAACTATACAATTACAAAACGATGGATATAATGTTGGCAATACCCAAATATCTATTGGCAATGATGGAGTAATGAAAATAATTCCAAATGCAACAAGGTAATGATTGAAAATGTTACGCAAAAAATTAATCAGAGTGCGTTTGATTTGTGCTTACAAACATACGGAACACTTGACAATATAATTAAATTTGCACAAGATAATAAATTGCCGAATTTAAGCACAATAAAAGAACAGCAAACCTATCAATATGATAGCGATTTAGTAATAACAGGAAGAGTAACTGGTTTTATCTATGCTACACAATACATACAAACAAGCGAGGCTTATAATAGGATTTTTAGTAGTGAATTTGATATTGTGTTTGCATAGTAATGCACAATCAATCCCTACACAAATAAGCAGCTATATTACTAAGGTAAATGACAGTATTACGTACCGTACTGGGGCTAATTCAATTAGACCTGCGAATGTCGGTAACAGATACATAGATTTAGCTAATATAGTAAAGAATTTAAGAGATAGCGCATTATTAACAAGCGGCGGGACAGTTACATCAGTAGGTCTTGCTGTTCCTTCGGCTTATTCAGTATCAGGTACACCAATAACAAGTAGTGGCACATTATCGATTGTAGCAACGGGCGTAAGCACTCAATATGTTCGTGGCGATGGAGCATTGGCTAATTTCCCATCAGCAGGGGCAGGCGGCGGCGGGGGTAGTGTTTATTACTTTAACGGTAATACCCTTCAACGAAATATCAGCGGCATACCTTACTACCAATTCAGCACATTGGCTTCAAGTGGGACATCAGCAAACTTTACCAAAACAGGGGATGGGCTATTAGCATCATTCATTACCGATAGTTTAAAGCCTAATCAAACAATACTTCCAGGTGGTGTGTGGGTTTTTAGTGCTTATTTTAAAGCCAGTTCAACGGGCGGGTCGCCACAAGTTTACGCAATTATTAGTAAATGGGATGGCGCAACATTGACACCATTAGATACCACTACTAATGAAACAATAACAAACGGTACAACGCAAGACCTGTACACCCTATCTGCTTCAATGGGTACTTTCACTTTAGCGGCTACCGATAGAATAGCTGTTCAATTTTACACCACTAATGTATCAGGCCGAACAATAACCCTATACACCGAAGACCACAACTATGCAAGCGTAGCTACCACTTTCCCAAATGGCATTGGTTCATTGAATAGCCTGACAGCCAATACGCAGAATTTCGCAACAGGTACAAGTGGAACTGATTTTGCGATTAGTTCATCGGGTAGCACACATACATTTAATCTACCTACTGCATCAGCAAGTAACAGGGGTGCTTTATCTTCTGCTGATTGGACTACATTTAACGGCAAGGGCAACGGTACAGTTACAAGCGTAGGACTGATAGGTAGTAGTACAATGTCTGTTACTGGAACAGTATCACCAATAACATCGTCAGGAACATATACGGTATCAATACCATCATCAGTACCTTTGGCGGGAAGCCCAACAACAACAACGCAAAGTGCGGGAGATAACAGCACCAAAATTGCAACGACAGCTTATGTAGATGGCACTTATGGCGTACAGTACACCACAGCAGCAAACTACACTACCTCAACAACACCCACGTCTACCATAGCATCTCGTAATGCCCCTGTTAATTGGGTTGTTACCGCACAAGCTGGCACACTCTTGTTCAATGCGCCTACAGGTTCGTGGGCAGATATGCAGCCTCTAGTAACCCGCATAGCTTCTGGTAGTTCATCTTATGCGCTCACATACAATAGTGCGTTTACCGCTGGGACATCGACACCAGCATCTTCTACAACTGCTAACCAATCTACACTAATAATTTGGTTGTATAATTCTAGTATTTCAAAATATCAATGCTACTATTCAGGGACATCAAACTAACAATATGAAAAAGTTACTTTACTTACTGCCGTTTTTATTTACGCTTGGTGCTAATGCTCAAGAAATAAAACTTGATACGCCAAGCAATACTGCTTATGCAGAAATACAGCCAATACCTATTTCTTGGCTTCGTGGCGCACCAAACGTAAACCGATTATATGTCAGTAATCCCGTGTTCAATTTTGATAACAAGGCAAGTGTCAACTGGTGGTTAAAATATCCCATCACCATTGATTCCAACACAAAAAAATACGAATCAATAACCAACGGCAGCGTATCTGTAAACATAGATGCAGCGGGAACGATAGATGATGCGTGGTCTTACATTTTCAACTACATTGCTGATAGCATAATACTTGACATATCATACAAATGAAGCGACTAATTACCTGCCTGCTACTGCTTATATCCTGTGCGTGTACCGCACAAATATCTGTTGTTGCCAAAGCCGGGGCTTCGGGAACAACTGCTGCTGCGACAACAGCAAGCATAAATGATGCAGGTGCAACTATGGACTGGGTTGAGGTGAACTACTACGCAGGCGTATCGGCTGGGGTGCTGACGGATAGCAAAAGCAACACATGGACGCTCTACAACACCACAACACTTGCGGGTACTGTAGCTGTAGCATGGTATTACTGTATAAACCCTATAACAGGGTCAGGACACACTTTTACATATACTAAAACAGGGTCATATCCTTCTATAAATGTTATCTGTCTTGGAAACACGGCAACAGTATCTCCCATAGATCAGTTTCTTGGTTCATTTGTGGCAAGCGGCACATCTATGCAACCTGGCAGCATTACGCCCACTAGTAACTATCAAATAATATTGGCAGCTATATGCACAGGCAATACAGGGGGTGCTGTGTCTATAAATTCGGGGTTTACAATTAGCAGTAGTGTAAGTTTTGGTGCGGGTAATAATCAGGGTGGTGCTTTGGCTTATCTTTCGCAAACTACTGCGGCAGCAGTAAATGAAACGTGGTCTTGGCCGTCATCAAGTCCTGCGGTAGCTTCGCACTTGTCAGTAAAAATTGCAGCAAACGCAGGAGGGATTTTATTAATTATACCACAATAATACTATGGGAAAGATAATAACTCAAAATATGAATTACATATGGTCACAGATGCCACTCCCTAGACCACTTAGTATAATTCTTGCTTTTGGATTTTGGGGATTCCAATTTACAGGAAATGTAAGCCATTCAGAGATTAATTTATGGCTGGCATCATTCGTAAGTATGTTCGCATTTATCAGATACGGATATGATTTTGTGAGGTGGTTTAAAAACAAAGGTAAATGATACACTTTATACATGAACACCCGAATAGTTGCGCATCAGCAGCAATACTCGTTCTTGAATGGGCGTGGGCTATTTGGCATATTAGGCGGGTAGGTTTGGATTGGTTTATTAGCCACTAAAATAAAAATTATGAAACATATATTTGAATACTTTACACCGCATCAAGTAGCCTTTGAGGTATTGTTTGTCGTAAGTCTACTGTTTATAATTCTGAAATGGGATTTTTTCAAAGCAGCATTAAGTGAAAGCGATACGCCCAGCAGCAAGCGCATCATAGCGTTTATGCTCGGTATAACCATTTGCTTCTGCGAAATGTACCATACTATCAAGTGCGGTAAATTGGAGTATCAGCATTTAGTGGCGGTATTACTGGCAATCGGTGCTATACTAGGCATATACACCTTGCCCGATATTTTAGCGGCATGGAAAGGCACGCAGCAAGTAAAACAGGACGATACTAAACAACCGTAATTATGAAACAACTACTAATATTCGCACTAACAATGCTCGTTCTTTCGGGATTGTTTAGTTGCACGACAGCCCGTAAAGCTACCAACTACTTCAACAACCATGAAGATACGGCGGCAGGGTATTGCGCTGTAAAGTACCCCGTAAAGACGTTTACAAAGACTGTGATAAAGACTGTAGCGGGAAAGCCTGATACGGTAACTGTGGCAGGGGAAACGGTTTATGCCGATTGTTCGGAAGCGGTAATTTCAGCATTGGACGAAGCAGCCCGAAAACACGTTGCCGTAAAATGCCCGCCAACTAAGGTTATAACTAAGACAGAAACGGTTTATGTGCATGATACTACTGTTGCTGAAAACACATCACTTGCAAGAGCGTGGGAGTTGAAGTATTACGCTACAGCAGGCGATTTAAAGACCATGACAAGCGAAAGAGATGGGTATAAGGCAGCAAGCAGTAAACACCTGTGGTGGGCTTTGTGGACGTGGATAGCGATAGTCCTGTTCTTTATTGTGCGGGAGTTGTGGCGTAAGATAATACCAAATTTGTAATTGTCATATCTGCAAATAATTGTACAGAAATGACTAAGGAAAGCAATCACGAAATATGGACAATCTGCCCCGATTGCGGATATGAATACGATGCAAGATTGGGCGGGTGCGGGTGTAAATAAAAAATGACCCGCCGAGTGTGCATCGTAGAGAGGCCCGCGAGTCTATGAAGCAAAGGTACTAAAAAATGAAC